TTACTGCTCTTTAAGATCCAGCAACTTCGATGAACCATGGTAGACCTCCAATCCTTTCTCACTAGCAAATACCTGGATTTCCACTCCATTTACCCTCACTTGATTTTGACCTGTTTGCAAGGCCATCTTCGCCACACGCAAGACTTCTTTCTTTTGCAAGATTTCTGCCTCTTCTTGTCTATTTTTCTGGATTTGTCCCAAAAGAAGGGTCGCAATGCTGGCAAACACAGCCAAAGCTACTACTGCTTCTAGTAAGATTACTGCCTTAATTTTTTGTTTCCTTAGTGCGTTTAATTTTTCCATTTCCTAGATATAATTGATAGCGAATCGCTCCTTTACTGGTCTGAAATTCAACCTTAGCCAGGGACGAATTGCCCCCAGCTCGGTCAAATATAATGCTTTGTCCTGATGGTGCCTGAATTCCTTTAGGAACTGTCAACTTTTGACTGCCATTACTGATCGTCTGTCCATCTAAGTTCAAGCTGGTCTTTTGCTGACTGGCTACACTGCGTTTTTGTGTTTCCCGATAGAGTTCTTCAAACTCCATAAAGAAAATCTGCTCCTCTACCGCTGTAAAAGTGGATTGAACAGAACCAGACAAGCCCAAGGCAACGATACTCACAAGTCCCAAAACCAAGAGACTTTCCAGCATGGTAAAGGCCTTAATCTGCAACAGTTTGACTTGTTTTTTGTTTTGCATGGTAGTCTTTATAAGCTTTAGCTTGCTCAGCTGTGATACGACCGTCTGCTTGTAATTTGCTAAGGCTAGCATCTTCATTCTTGTCCAGACTATAGAGCTCTGCCTGGCTTTCTACGACCTTGACAACAGCAGCTTTTCCTTTATCATCTACGGCATCCTTTTGCTTGGTCAAATTGGGCACAAAGAGCAAGAGAAGAACACTGATGATAAGCAAAACCACTAACATTTCAATAAAGGATAGTAAAATTATTGATAAAAAGTACTTTCAGAGAAAACAAAAAAACCGCAAGCCAAACAGCCTGCGGTTTTAGTGTAATCTATTTTGCTTTCTAGTAAATTTAATTTAGTCTATAGTGCCCCATAGAGTGATACGATTTCCAGCCTCGTCAGTTTGTCCGATAGCCATATAGTTTCGGCTGCCAGAGGCACCTACAAAACTGATCCAACGGTAGCCATTAGCTGAGCCTTTAGAGTCGTATTGAACGGTCTCTCCTGGTTCATAAACTGCCACGACATCACTTGTTAGGTTTGGAGCACGTCGTACATTGATATGAGCCTCACCGACTGTAAATGTACCGTCTTCTTCCTCAAGTGTAATCTCGTCAGTTGTTGGCTCTGTCTCAACTTCTGAGATATCATCCGTGCCGTCCTCGTAAGGTGGCACGATATAACCAACGATTTCCCCAACTGTTCGCTCATGATAACGAGCAGGGCCACCGACTTCCAAAAAGTCCCAGTTTCCGTCAATGTTTTGCTCAATAGTCTTGACAGTCAAGCCATCACTATCTTCAACAGTAAGACCTGTATGGCCGTAGTTGACACCGTCGCCAGCTACAAAGCTCTTGACAAAGATCCAGCCAGCCTCAGGATAAGCGACATCATAACGGACATCTACTCCTTGGCTTTCAGCTGAGGCTAGCAAGTCATAGGCATTCCCATATAGGCTGACATCGAAAAATTGGCGCATGATGTAACATGGCAGGTCTGCGCATTGCGTACCATACGCACCGTCGTTGTCCACGCCCATTCCGCTATTTGCTAGGTTGTGAGCAAATTGTAATACTTCTGTTTTACTTGACATATCTTATCCTTTCTTTGGTGCTTCGTAGTCCAGAGCTTGCGAACTGTCAGACAATCCTGATGTAGTAGGGTCAGAAACGACCCCGATCAATACAAGCAATGTAAGAGCTGTATTAGCTACTTCATTGATGTTGTCAGGCAATTTAAAGCCTAATTGCTGCGCTAGCAAGATTGCTGTAGCAAAGATAGCAGCAAGAGTCGCCTTGTTCTTAAAGCGTAGTTTCCAGTTGATTTTCATGATTTCAATTCCTCACTTCTAAAATATTGTATTTGTTATATAGGCTATCAATGTACCCATTTCCGCCTAATTTCTTGTAATTTTTGTGCATTTTGTGAATAATATCAGACTCATGCACTGTGGTATAACCACGCTGAATAGCAGAGGTCATATCACGCTCCAGTCTTAGGTACATTGTGACCAGATGGGCCTCGTCATGTACAATTAGCTTATTATTCACCTCACTAATTTTCTTATTGTTATCCTCGCCAACTTCTCTGATGTTGTTTACAGATGTTTGAATAGTCCCCAACTCATCTTTTAGCTCATTAAACTGTTCCTTGTTTAAATTTGCCGACTTGCTAGCTTTCATCCCAAACCATCCAGTAGCTACAACACCAACAGTAGGAGCAAGGTGTGCAATTAAATCCGATAAAGTCAAGCGATCACCTCGCTTTTATTCTTTGGTAAGTTCTGCTAGGATTTCGTCGTCTTCAACCATGAGGGCGATTTGTTGTTTTACCTTAGCTTTTAGCACTTTAGGCACTTTTGCGAATGGGTAAACCCCAGCTACTACGTTTACTGCATATAATTTGATCATCATGTCTTTTCCTCTTTTCAATTCTTCTTTAAAATCACTGAGTTTCAGTGGTACCAGTTTCAGCAAGGTCTTCATCTGTTAATAACCCCTTTTCATTTAGTTTGAAAATTACGCTCATTAGCGTAACCTGAGCCATTTGTGACTGTGTTTTTTGGGTGGCCATTTGTGACTCCATTGCTGCGATAGTTTTATTAGCTTTCTCTATCATTTTGTCATACTCAGCAATTTTCTCGCCTAACGTGTTGAATTTCTCGTTTTCAGCACGCTGCGGGAAATTTTCCTGATACAAAACTTCAAGAGCCATTTCAAACAGCTCTGTGTTTGACAAACCGATTTTGTCAGCTGGCAAAAAGACAGGTACATAAGCACCGTCTGAGTTAACCAGCGTGACTTTGGTGGTGGACGCTGTTCCGCTAGCGTCGTATTCTTGCGACTTTTGAGCATATTCGAGCTTCATGCTTTCTCCTTTTAAATTTTGAAAGATACGTTGTCAAAGTTCAGCCAAGTGGCGTCAACGTTACCTTTTACAACTATGTTTCCGCTTGGATAGATGCCTAAAACAGCTATACCATAGCTATTATTTAGAGCTGATACAAACATAGTTTGTTTAGGTCTAAAACCGACAGGCAAGACACCAATGACCGTCTCTTTTGTTGTTCTGCCTTTGTAAGCCGTGCCTCTGATGTAAACCACTCCATCAAATGTTTTTGAGTACTGAACTTTGTCATACTCAGGGTGATGAACCCAGCTGTTTTGTAGAGTTAGGACTTGCCAAGCAGAGTCTTGAGTGTATTTTTGGATGTCATCTTTGGTAGCAATCTCTTTCCAGTCACCCCAACGGTTATCCATTCTATACCTTACTAGCATTGTTTCAGTGGTAGCCGTCCAATAAGTCTGCGCAACATATTGAGCGTCATCATAGACTTGAACCAATAACCAGCCATTCTGATTTCTTGGTCTATCAGGTGCACTGTGACTATAATACATACCATTTTTAAGGACATTATCGAGACTTTCTTTCGTTAAAATAGAAATTCCGTTATTACGTGTTAGCTGATACTGCTGAATAGGCTGGTCGTTAGCAAAGATGTCCCCTTTCACATCCAAGGCTCCACGCTCACGAATTTTATTGACCCCAACCCCTGACCTATCATAAGACAAAACCACGCTTTCCGTGGCCACGTTGACCATGAAATCAGTACGAGTGAATTTGTCCTCTAACGTGCCGATGACAACCCATGACTGATTAGCTAGATAATTGCCTGCAAGATTAGCCTGGGAATTGACCAGGCTTGAAATACTTGTCCAGGATCCAGTGGCTGGTCCAGTATCCGCTTGAAAATTAGTAGTTCCAAGCCGAGCAACTTTGAAAGTCAGGGTCATTGAGTTCTTTTGGCTTCCTGCCACCGTCAGAGGGGCGATTTTGGCATTTCTTGTAGTGGTCAAGGTGCTAGAGGTTGAGCCCGTTCTGGCTATGCTAAAACTCAATGCTGGAGCAAAATATTCAAGAACGGTTACAGAAACCTCTCTAGTGTCTGACCAACGGCCACGGCTATCAGATACACTAGCTCTGATTTTGATTGTGCCGTGATAATTCATAATGCCAAGACTCCCGCCGTTTGAGCTTGTGGATTGGTTTTTGCTGATTATTTCAGCATAATATCCAGTGATAGATGAACCATAAGAACCACTAGCACCATTAAACGCTACTTTTATGTTAGAGATAACCTGAATGAACGTGTTGCCGTTTGGGATGAGATTTTGAGCTGCACCATTCAAGTCTGATAGAGTAACGCCTGAAAATGTAGGCTTGATGTTAGCTGGCACGCTAGCCGTCAATGTGGTTGACTGCGTTCCAGTTTTGGTACTTCCTGAATAAGTATCTACATAGATAGTCCCTGTACCGCTTGCTGAGTTTGGGATGTCGCTTGCAAAGTCGATAGGGATCGTCCAGCTGGCGGATGTGTCTACATTCGTTGCAATCGTCCCTGACTTACCTGCCCATGAATAGCGCACTGTATGCTTGAAACTTGAACTTTGACGGTTAATATTGATAGTAACTGAACTACCAATAACTCCAGGGCTCACGCTTACAGAGCTAGATCGTGGTATAGTTGTCAGGCTGAGACTGGCTGATACTGTGATAGTCCCATGCAGGCCGTTATTCGGATTGAACGTGCATGATATAGATAAGGTCTTAGTCCCATCTGCATTGTGGCTGATTGTACTTGACCCACTAGCAAGAGTGTACTCCTCGCCTGATGTCTCCCAAGTTGGGTAGCTGTAATGCACGTTTCGACCGTCTAAATTGAGAGACAAAGTACTGTCTCCTTGATGGTTATGAGTGTAATAGGCACCTGTACGACTGACTGTCATCCTCCAGTTGACGGTTGATGTGTTAGCTGTGATACTCTGAGAGCCTTGGTCTACATAAACATTGAGATACAAGCTCCCACTTGAGTTACTAAATTTAGCCATTTTACTCCTTTCTATCCTACATAACGAATGACGTTCATGTCAGGATTTATGTGGTATTGTTCTTCCCTAAAACGGCCAATTTGGATAGTCTTAGAGAAAATCCCGTTCTCAATGTGGATAACACCTTGAGAAATATACATGACCTCGACGCCAGCGCTAAACATTGAAATTCGTCCGTTTGGGTTAAACATCATGCTAGAGCTACCATCATTCTTACCGATCACAAGCCCCTCATTTGAGGAACTCATATAAGTATCGATGAAATTCCAACGGTCAGACAGTTCTCCAAGGTCCTTAGCGATATTAGAAACACGCTGACTAGCTGAAATCAAATCTTTCTCAGCTTGTGCTCTAGCTGTCTCGTTGGCCTTAACAAAGTCCTTGTAAGCCTTTATCCAGTTATCTAAGTCATCAGCACTAGCCTTAGCCTCAACCTCGGCTTGAATAATCCCAGCCTTTTCATTTAGCGCATTGATTTGCTCCTGAGTCAGCCCTTGGTCTGCTTTAGAGTCAATGTCTCTCTGGATATCTTCAGTAGCTTCTGAAAAGTCTGTAGAGACTGTTCCTACCTCTACTTTTGGAAAGGCAATCCAAACAGTAGCAGCGGTAAATATATGTAAAATCAGCTCATTACTTGCATTTGAGTTTTCTTTTTTCGTCAACTCAATGTCATAAAATTTCCAATCGGTGGTCAACGAGACACCTTCAACGGCGTTCCGATATCCTGCCCTAGCTTGAAAATTCGTATTATTGACAGTAGATTTTGCCCAAAAACTAAACCGAACAGGTTTATTTTTCATCTCGTCAACGGTGCCCAAACGTGTATCCCCACCAGTTCTAAACGTAACTTTTTGATTAGTCGCCTTACCGTTATAAGTAGATACAATTTTTAAAGTATTAGCTCCTCTGAATTTGATATTAGTATCTATGCTCAAAGTGAGCTGTCCTTGCGTTTGCTCCTGACTATCATCTAAAAAGTAAGTTGAGTATCGCTCTCTTAGACTACGTTTGAATAGTGAATTAAGAAAGAGGTTCCTTCCGCCAATCTCAACTTTAGCCCAACGATCAACCCATTTGTATTTAGTTTTTTCCGAGCTATCAGGTTTTTCATAATCTGAATAATGACCAAAATAACGCTGTCCATTATCTGTCATTGTCAAACCAGAACCATCCGCGTTTTCAGAATACGCAAAGTGAACATAAGGCGTTCTCCCATCTGCTCCAGCTTTACCTTGTATCCCATCTGATGTATTGATGAGAGTCAACTGTTCGGACGCTACCTCTTTGTTATCCACCCATGCTGACACCGTCAAAACCATCTTTTGGTTGATGTCAGAGGCTCGGACAATGTAACTAGAGCTTGTAGCTTTGATTACACCATCCACAACCCAGCGCCAGCCACTATTGATGACTTTGTTCCCTTTCATAAGAGTAGGGGTCACAATGGTCTGACCTTGACCGTTCTTAAAGGCTATACCGTTGTCTGTAGCTAGCTTGATAGTGTAGGGCTTAGCGTCCTCTATCATTCTGTCTAGCTGTTGCTGAATACCCTGAGATAGACGATTTTCAAGCGCCTTAGCATTTGAAAAAGTCGTTTTATTGTTTTTAGGATTGGTAAAGCTGATGACTTGCTCAGATACCCTCATCTCAAGCAAGAGAGTAGGGTTAAAGCCGTCATCATAGACTTTTACTGTGTCTCCTATTTCAAGATTTGCAAAACCCTCAGCCTCGTAAGTTACTGCTGGGTAACAGTTCTTTTTGAGCTCACGGTAGGCTGTTGAGCGGATGACCTCAGGGTTTGAACTCTCTACCGTCATATCCTTACGAGTCCATTGGTCACGGTCACCTGTTGAATGGGTGAAAGTACTCGGATACATCTGCATTGAAAGAGGCGCATATAATGCAGCCCCTGACTGGTAGAACTCACGTTCTCCCTTTGCATTGTTGACAGACCAGGGGCCAAGTCCTCTAATATCAACTACGTTACCTTTGTCATCCTTACCTGTTGGAACAACCGTGTTATAGATCCCAGTCTTATCAATCGTCCTAGTGATTGTCTTGAGGCTTTTACCATACTTCAAGATTTTTGGGCTAATTTGACCTACCCCTTGGTGGCTATCGTCGTGCTCATGATAGACATTGACTGTAAATGACTTGATAGAACTGTCAGCGTTGAGACGTGTGTCAAACTCAATTTCTGCGCCAAACTTCTTAGCTAAACTAAGTAGCCTGTTGAGCTTGGTGTCTGAACCCTCCCACTCAGCAGAGATTTTCTTATTAGCAACTTCATTGATACCGATTTTTAAGAAAGTATAGTTGAGCAAGTCCATCTCCTCACAAAATTCCTTAAAGCTCATGGCTTTAGGGGACTTGTAAGGGATAGAGTACTCATTGATCAGCTCAAGGTTTAGGTTGATACTATAACACTTAATAACTTTCTCATTTTCCTCAATTTTTCGGATGGTATGCAGGTAGGTTCTACCCTTATATTTGAACGAGACAAAGGCTTTCTCATTGAGGAAGTTATAGGCCCTCTTTTTGCCTACATCTGAAATAATAGCCTTTTTAAAGACTGTAAAATCAAAGGTACTAGAGCCAGTTTCCAGGTATCTTGTCCAGGTATCGTTGAAATAGTTCAATGTATCCTTTTTGTCATTGTCCACAAAGGCTACTTTTCTCAAATTTGAGTCATGTATTGTCAATAACATTGCTATAGATACCTTTCTTTAAATTCCACTTTGACAGTGGGCTTGGTCTTGACCCAACTTGAGCAATAGACCTCAAGCTGACTGTTACCTGGAGGAATAGTCAAGAAACTTGAGCCATCCACAACATCTACAATCTTCTCAAGGCCGTCCACTGTAACGGTGTCATTCTCGCTGTTTAGCACAACGTTTGAACCGATTGGGTAGCGGTTCGGCACATCACCGATTGCTGGGACAAAGTCCTTACGGTACAGTAGTTCGTCTATGTACATGTTAGACACCATAGGCTTATCATGGTAGGCCCCAAGCATGACATGGATCTTAGCGGACTTCCTGCTTTTTATTTCAGGAATGATAAAACTGTAAACAGAACCTTGATAATAGACATGAACCCTGTCGTCGTTGCGCTTTATTTCAAATTGTCCTCTTGAGGATGTGAATGGGTTTAGTTTGCTATCTGATATACCTGTAAAATTCAAGCATTTAAGAAAGTAATAGCTATTTTTGCCATCAGATCCAAATACATTAAACTCACAGTCTTGTCCTTTTGTCCGTTTGAATGTTTCAATGCCATACAAAAACTGACCATTTGTGTCTGATACTGTAATCTTGATAAAACCATATTGATTAGCTGCATTAGATACGAATATCTGTCTACCTATGATGTAGTCATCAAGAGAGCCGATAGCTCCCGAACTATCTGTAGGTATGTCCCATGAAAGAGATGTAGCATAGTTCCCATATTTTCCAGATGTAGTTTGATCTCTGAGTCCAATGTGTTTCTTATCCCACAATGTCGTTAGCTCGGCCGTCCCTACCACGTTCTCGCTATTATCGTTAGTCACAGCCTTATTTTTAGCAGCTCTTGCAAAACCGTCTGAAATCCTATCACCTCTAAAATCAAGTAGCACCTCAGACCGTTTGACTAAACCTATATCAGCCTCTTCACGGTCACCAACCTCAAGAGCTCCGCTAGCATTGACTAGACCGATATAGCCATTCTCGGCGTTATTCTTAACCGTAACGACAGGAAAGGCTGGGACGTTGCCATTATTGACCAAATTAAAAACAACCTTGTCAGGTTGCTCTTGTCCGTTATCAAAGCGCTTATAGGTTGATCCGTGAGCTACACCGTCAGGGATAATCAGGTCAAAACTGCCCTTTTGGAACCATCTAGTAATGTTTTCTATATCCACAGAACCAGATACTAGACCCATGTAATACTTGTCAGGCTCGTCTGAAATGACGATCTTGACAGCCTCTGAGGTGTTAAAAATACCAGCTAATTTGTGCTTAGCTGTTTCAAGTGTCATGCCGTTTCCATATTGCATAGCAAACTTGACTTTGATGGTTTTGGCGCCTGTTCGCACTTCTTGGAGATTAACTCCGACAAGTGGAGCGTCATTTGTGACAACGTGGCGCTCATTTCCTACTGGACGGATGATGTCTATAATGTCAATAACCTCAGAGAGGTCAAATCCATTGATTATGATTGTGTCATTATTCATTAGATAATACCTCTCATCATGTTATCAATCATTAACTTATCATTTTGATAGTTAGTCATTGGGTCTCCGATTTTAGCAACCAGAGTACCGTCATCTAGCACCATGTTTACAGGGCGCTTGACAGCCTCCTCAGCCACTTCAAGAGCTCTGGCTAGGACTTTGTCAGCCTGGTCACGAATAACCTCAATTTGGCTTGTTTCTGCTCGTTCTGTGAGTGATTTGAGCCTAAACTGACTAGATACAGTATGTTTACCCAAACCAAGTAAATCCTCAGCGCCAAATTTGAACGCTGACATCTCTTTCTGAACGTATGCCAGACTATCAACTACATCAGAGCTATTCTGTTCAATACCTACGGCAATACCTTGAGCAATGTATCTACCTACATTGTCTCTAAATAGTCGTGACGGACTGTGGATCTTAGCCTTGGCTTGCGCTGCTCTCTCAGCTTGAGCGACAAGAGCATTAGCTGCCGCTGTGACAGCTCCGAGTGCTGAGTACATACCTTCCGCCAATCCTTGGCCGATCATGTTCCCTGCGTAGCGCATTGAGCTTACCCCTGACATAGCTGTAGAGCGGATTGAGCTTAACATAGCTGACATTGCAGCTGTTGCTGATCCAATTCCTGAACGAATACCGTTAGTAATTCCGTTAGAAACCCCACGCCCTGCCTGTTGTCCAGCTTGAGTCATCTGAGTTGCTGATTGCATGACCACAGACACCATCTGTTGCATGCTTGAGCGCATTATTGCTACAGCTTGAGACATTGCTGACTGCACAACAGAATTGAGTAGGGCCATTGCTGATCCAGCTGCTTCTGAGATACTAGAAAAGGCTGAGGCAACCATAGGAGCGGATGTAGCTAACTGCATAATGGCAGTAGTCGCCATCATTGCTGAGGTGGTAATCAGTGTAAACTGACCTGGTATTGTACCCAATACACCAACCAAAGCACCCACAACTCCACTGATTGCTGTAAATCCTGCTGATATAGCTAAGGCTCCAGCCTGTGCCATCATCATTGAACTTGACAAAGCAACTAACCCACTTTGTAGGATAGTAATGCTAGCTGTTGCCCCTGCGAGACCTACAAAAGAGGTCATCACTGATGTTGCAAAAGTACTCATAGCAGTACCGACAGTTGTCATTGTTTCAGGCAAGTTACTAAGACTAGTACTAAATGATGTCATAGTCTCTGGTAGTGACTGCATTGCTAAGTTAGCAATCTGTGCTGACGTAGCAATTAGACTCAATCCTGTCCCTGCTTGTTGCAATCCTGGGCCTGCCGTAGCTATTCCTGAGTTAGCAATAGCGGTCAAACCTGTTGCAACAGTAGCTAATGTTCCAGCTAAATCTAACAAGCCTAGTTCAGTAAGTTTCGCAATCCCCTCGGCCATGTATTTCACTCCAAGACCTGCGTTCTTAGCAGCGTTACCCATGCTATCAAAAATGCCAGCGACTCCGTCAAGCACATTACGGATAGCTGAGCCAAAAGACTCGACTACACTACCAGCGCTCTTTAAAATGGAGCTGATTTGCTCGCCAAGAGTCTTAAATAGATTTGTGATACTCTCAATAATGGGACTGATTTGACTGATCAGATTATTAAATGCCTCTACCAAGGACTGTAGTACTGGAGCGACTGCCTGGACCATTTCAGAAATAGCTGGCATGAATGGAGCTAGAGCCTCAACGATTTGTACAATCGCTCCAGAGACAATAGTGACAACTTGGACGAAAGCATTTGAAAGTATTTCAACAATAGGTGTCACAGCCGTTGCTATCTCAGCAATACCTGAGCTGATAGCCGTTATAATCTCGCTAATAGCTGACCCTAATGCTGTAATCACAGGCGCTAACCCACTAAATGAGCTAATAATGGAGCTAATTGCTACTCCAGCAGCTAAAATGAGTGGCGATAGCATAGCAAAAGCTGAGGCTACAGTAGGTAATACAGGCGCTACGATTACTAAAGCCTGAGCCAAACCTTGTAGAGCTAAGTTTAAGATAGTTCCAATAGCTGTACCTACACTAACAATAACATCACCTACAGCTTGTAAGATTGTTGCGATACCTTTGCTTTGTGTTCCCATCAAAGCAAACGCCGCCCCTAAAGCCAAAATAGGGACAGCTATGGCTGCAATAGTTAAAGGATTGACCATGGATAATCCTTGTCCAATCCCACGAAAAGCAGCGCCGACGCCTTGACCAATACCTCTAGCAGCTGCGGCTACACTTTGCCCAAGACTACGGATGACAGATACAATTTGCGTCCCTATTGAGGTAACTGTTGATGTGGTGCCACTCAATGCCTCTGTAGCCTTACTCTTAAATAAGCCAAAAGGGTTGAATGTTTTTAAAAAATTAAAAGCCTTGAAAGCAACTAGAGCCCCACCAATTCCTGTGATCAAAGCTCTCCAGACATCAGCGCTAATTGACTTAGATAATTTAGAGATCCAGATGATAACTTGTGAAATGGCATTTACTACATGTCCCACAGCAGCGCCAACCACATCCCAAGGGATGAGATCTGAGAGCTTGTCAGTCAGGTCAAGTGCTGCCTCTGTAAGTTCCTTAAAGGCTTGATAAGCATTCTTGATAGCCCCTGCATTCGAGAAAGCCTCAAGAGCGAACTGAACGCCAGCGGCTAACTCTTGTATAACCTTATTAACTAGGATGATGATATTTCCAATGCCCTCAGTGAAATTATCAAAGATATTGATGTGACTTGTCAGTTCTTTGAAAACTGACATGGCTGTCACTCCTATATCTCTGAGCGTGTCAGACATATACTCAAAGACTCCAATCTTGTTAAAGACTGCAAAAAACTCTGAGACAGTCTCTCCAGCCTTAGCAAAAGCGCCTGTCACGGTTGAAATAAAGCCATTGATGTCAATACTTTCTAAAAACGCCCCCAATTTTTCAGCAATGCTGTCAAAATTGATTTTTTCAAGAGCGTCAGATACTGCATTGACTGCCTTAATTCCAAACTTATTAAGTTTTTCAAAGGCTGGCATAAGTTTATTAGAGAGGCTTTCTTTTGCCCCATCTATAGCCTGGTCAACCGTTTTGAACTCCGTAGCCATCTTTTGAAAAGCGTCTGAGTTCCCTGCACGGTTCATAGCGTCGAAAAAGTCCTCTGTCTTGACTTTTCCATCTTGGACGGCTTTTACAAGCTCAGCCGTAGACATTCCCATCTCTTTTGCGACGGCTGCCATACCAGCAGGAGCTTGCTCCATCATGATCTTAAAGTCCATCCAGGCTATTTTAGGCTTACTTGCCATCTGTGTTGCCTGAGTTGACAATGATTTCATGGCTTGGGCTGGGTTTTCAGCAGAGGCTGCAAGTCCACCAAAGGCCTTAACTAGACTACCAACGTTCTTAGTCCCAACTGCGTCAAGTTGTGAGTAGGTACTAGCCATATCAGAGGCTGAGTAGATGGTTTTGGTCGCAAAGTCCTGCATTTCGTCCTTAGCTGCCTTGATTTCCTCAGCTGATCGTCCAAAGGCTTGGAGGTTTCCCTCGAATGTTTTCCAGGCTTTCTGTGAGCTGTTGAGCTCAGAGGCCATTTCACGGATACCACTTGTAATAGTCCCAATTCCTGTAGTAAGGGCCGAACTAATCAGATTAGCTCCTAACACAGACTTAAAAACAGACCCTACTTTTGAGCCTGCGTTTTCAAGTCCACCAAATAGAGCTTTAAGCTTGCTTACTCCTGATTGAGCATTAGAGCCATCCATATCAACCTTGATAGTAACTGAACCATCTGCCATTGTATACCTCCTTTCTAAAATTAGTAGTCAAATTCATCAGGTAGAGCATACTCTTTTTTGAGTTTCTTCATGTTCTCCTTATACTGCTTACTGTCGCCCTTTTGGGGCTTGTAAGAGCGTATTTTCAGCACCTCAGCAAACTTAGTGTCACTAGGTAAGCCGTTTAATAAAGCGTTGAACTTTTTCCAGTGCAAGCTGTTCTGAGCGTCTATGAGATCAATTCCGTAAGCCTGGAGAAATGATGAGTAAATATACTCAGCGTCGTACTTCAAGCTAAAGAGACGATCTCCTCCCTCAGATTGACTCCTAGAGCGTATCTTGCTCTTGATTGGGTTCCCTGCTAGGTCTAGTACTGGTGCTGTGTCTTTAGCTGGAATAATTCTGATATGCTCCTCAAAAATCATCTTAAAGATTGCTGTAGCCTGTTCAGGAGTTAAAGCCTGAGTAAAATCTACACCAGTCAAGATTTGAATAGCCAGGAAAGGCTTGTAAAGCTCGTCAATATCATCATCATTGATCAGCTCCATCACTTTCAAGACCTTGTTAAAAGCGATATTCATTGGATACACATCATCACCAAGGACTAACTCATCTGTCAATTTCCTTGATAGGTCCAGCATGTTAGTCACCTAGATATTTTTTGAGAGCGTCTGTGCTGTTGCGTTTCTCCCATTCTGAGATGACTCCAGTGATTGTCTCAAGTAAGTAGGCCATTGTGTCAACTGTAGACTCATTAGAGAATGAGTAGACCTTGTCAAACGCCTCTTTGTCAAACAACTCTGTCCAAGAGTCTTTGACTAAGTCTTGTACCGTTTCAAAGGCCTTACTATCCTCTGTCTTAGCTAGTTTTTCGCCCTCAATTTTAAGGATTGTGCCAAGTTTTTCCATTTTGTGGATGTTTTGGTCATTGGCTACAAATTCAAGCTTGAACTCTCCAAAATCAACAGGGATGACATTGTCACGTTTCTTAATTACTACCATTTGTTTTCTCTCCTACTAATTTTTAAATCAAAAATAAAAAGGGGAGCCTATTCACTCCCCTAGATCAAATCATCAACCGACTACGGCAGATTGTTTAGGTGCTGCGTTCCAGCTGATAGTGGCCTCAAATGTCTCATACTCAGACGCATCTCCGCCTCCGATTTTGATACCTGAGACAGTAGCGACTCCGACATATTGAGTTTTGCCGTCAGCGTCTACCACTTTAAGCCAAACATTACGGTCATCTCCAGTTTTAAAGCGCATAGCTGCGACAATGGCCTGAGCCTCGTCCTCTTTGATGTAGTCGCCCTCAAAGCTGTATCCGCTCTTAACAGACGTCACTACAGTTTTCTTGGTACCATCACCGTTGTAGTATGCAATGTCATCTGTCTCCTCGTCATTCTCAGACTCGGCAGTTTTCACTCCGTCTGCAAGCCATTTCCAGGCGTCATTACCTGGCTCAGTAGCTGGTGCTGTTGGTAACCATGGCGCAAGAAAGTGTTTGCGCTTGGCGTTTTTCATTTTTGGCATTTAGTTTCCTCCATTTGTTTCCAGTTTTGCCGTTACATCTAACATGTAAATATAAAAGCCTTGCTCATCACGGTCATTAAGGAACGGCTGTGATACTTCAAGGCCTCTGAATTGATATGAATTGTTTTTGCTAGGTAGTTCCAGATTAAAATCAGCGAGAGCATGATTGATGGCCCATAGGATAGAGCTTGTTTTTTGGTGATCAGTTGTTTTGATTGCCACCTCAAAGACAAGGCTAATGTCTTGCTTGCCGTTCATGTACTCTGTTAAAATCTTTCCACCAGGCAAAGGATAAAGGACTAAATCCTCCCCCTCTGATAAGTAATCAAGTTTACAATTCAGAGGGAGGTTTAGTGTATTGATGAAATCCCTGAGGACTTCTGAAAAATCATTGTTATTCATGCTTTTACTCCCATTGCTCTTAGACCGACTTTCCCCCAGTTAGCAGAATGTAAAGCCGAGGCTTTCAAGTCCCACCGCTTACCTGTTCCAGGTGTGGTGTATTTCCTAAAGACAAATGTCCTAACCTTGTTGTAGCTTGAGCCGTAAAATTGAGCTCTGGCATAAGGCCCAGGATACTTAACTCCGTCTTTGGTCGCTTGGCCACTTCCGCTAAGCTCACCGCTTTTGCGTGGCACAAAGGGAGTAAAGTCAATCAACATCTGATTAGCTATTGCTAACTTCCCTTTTGCTAATGCTGTTGGGGATACCTTTTTCTCAATACCCTTTAAATCAACCTTGACAGATACGCCTGTTCCCATCAGATACACTCCACTTCATAGCAAAATACTTTTTGTTTGTGTGGATAACTGACAGGAACTACAGAGGTCACTCTGTACTCACGTTCTCCGTCTTTGATAATGGCATTTTCAAAAGTTTTGTCTAAGACGATTGGGCAGTATTTAGGGTACACAAATAACGTGCTAGGTTTGGACTCCTTGCGGTTGTTCTTCGTGCCTTTCACTTGATACTGTCTGTCAAACCTAACAGTCCTAAGGGTCACTGGGCTCTCTAAAATCACTTTACCCCATCCGTCTTTTTCTCCTGTGGTTTTCTGAATGGTCACAGTATCAATCAATAACCGTTTATCAATGTCTGTCATAACCTACCCCCCTAAAGCCAAATCCTGCCGATTTCAGAGTATTTAGGGCGTCAAGAGACAAGTTATACCTGGCACTCTCTAAAGACTGGTTAGAGCTATTCTTGTAAGTGATATGAGTACGCCCTAGAACCACAGTAGAGACTGATTGCTTATCATCAGCCGTAGTGATCCCACTAGCGTCCAAATATGCTACCTGGAAAGCCGTAGCCAGCTTGACAGCTTGCTTTCTGTGCTCAATTTCTTTTTTAAAATCTACAAAGCTGTAGAAATTATTAAGAAAGAGGTTGATAGCAATCTCTGCCCTTGTTAGTAGCTTTTCAAAGCCCTCAACTTCATCAAAACCAAAATCCTTAAATTCATCTTGTGTTAAATAAGCGATAGTAACCACCTCCAATTAAAAAAGGCGGTGTTATTTATCCGCCTTTGCTGCTTTTTCTTCCTTGTCAGTACGTTCAAAGAATGGACTGAGCTCAGGGTGTGTAATTTCACCTTTGGCGTTGAACGCCTCAGCTGTCTTGACATCCATGTCATACTCTACATCTTTGTCATAGCTTTGCTCTTTGCCATCGACGATAAAGACAACGTTTGATGTCGCTTTAAATTTAGCCATTTACTTTATTCCTCCACTTCATATCCTTGATTTTCAAATGCTGAAATCATGATCGGGTCAGATAGGGTAAAAGAAACCCCATCTTTTGTCAAAGTAACAGATTTTTTGACAACTTCCTCTGTCACTTCTTGGTTTTCCACAACTTCCTCTGTGGTTTCTTCTTTTTTCTTAGCCATTAGCTAGCCTCCTTATGCTGATTTGTGAACGTAGATAGCTTTTTTCTTAGCGTCCAAAACGAAAGCGTCATAGCGGATACGCCCCTCAACCAGTTTACCGTTGATACCTGGTGGGTTGTCATGGATTTTGTAATCTTCCAATTTTACTGGAGATGTGATAGCTGCTGAGTGAGCGATGACAAACTCAACACCTGTAGGCAAGTAAGTAGTAGGTGTCAACACTACTGGCATGCCGTCAATCATACCTACTTGACCCTTGATAGTGATTTCTTGACCAAGGTCAGAGTTTTTGACAAAAGTGTCATCAAGTTTAATCAACTTGTAGAACTTAGGAGACACATGCAAGATACGGCCAGCCACAGGGACTAGAGCGTCTGCAAGTTTAGATTGCCCCTCAAGTACTAGCTCATAAGCATTAGTCTTAGATACTGCACCAGTAGCAACATGAGCTGTGTCAGCGCCTGCCACGGCTTTTGCAAGACGGTATTTATCAACCTCAGGGATGACAACCTCTGAAATTTGACGTGCTAGAGCTTTGCCCTCAGCCATAGCGCCATTTGTTCCTTGTAGAGATTTCTTGTCAATCGTGAATGTGAATGAGCGGTCTTGAGAAAGCGTCATAGTTTGCACGCTATTTCCAAGCTCATCAGCTGTACCGTAGCGATTTTGACCAGTGGTCTTGTAGTCATTCATTGCTGATGTTTCGACCGTGTAGACCTTAACTGTCTCAGCGTCAATGAAATCAAAATCCTGATTGATGATGTTAGTAGTGAGAGCCTCTCTTGCGAAACGCTCATCTACTTTCTGACTGAATTTCTCTGCGTAGTTTACTACCATTTATATTTTCCTCTTTTCTTTTTAGTTTAGTATTATACGCTGTCAAAGCCTGCAAAAAGGGCTTTGTCCTCTGCACTCAAGCCGTCATCTGCATTACTTGCTGATGGATTGCCTGGGACAGAGATATTAGGGTTAGGCTGCTTGTCCTCAGCTTGAAATAGGTAAGGGCTTGACTCTTTGAGTGAGTTGATTGTGTCCTCTAGTTGAGGTTTCCCATCTTCCCCTAGCTCGATTTTGTCTAGGTCAATGAATTTCATCAAGTCCTCTGAGTTGTAAGCTCCTACATCTTTCAAAGCAAGGGCTACAGCATTTGTTTTAGTGATCTGAGCAAGATTTGCCTCACTATCCAGCTTGTACTGGTCAAATTGGGCTTTTAGTTCTTCAAGCTGTTGTTTGCTTTCAGCACTTGCTCCCTCTTTGGCCTGTAGTTCATTGATAGCTTGGGTTTGTTGCTCAAGCTGTTGTTTTAATGTTTCGTTTTCGGCTTGTAGTTCCGACTTGGCTTGTGACTTGGCATTTTCAATACCTGCACCGTACGCTTGCATAATATTGTCAATGACAGCCTTGTCCTCGATACCTGCCTCAACTAACATTTCACGTTTAAGACTCATGTCTTAACTCCTCCTTTTTTACGTCACATGGACAAATTAAGACAGTTTTACGCCATGCTCCAGGGCAAAATAAAAAACCGTATGGATTTCCATTCGGTTTATAGTGTTTTATAGCAATTTATTGCATGAAAAAAGCGCCTAGATTTTTCTAAGCGCTTAGGAAATGGTGGGACGGACATTCCCCACCTCTCAGATACCCTTTCGGGTGCGTGTGCGTCCGATATTTTTCTACTTCATTTCCTCAGTAATATTATATCATCATTCCTCGAAAATGTCATAGTTTCTTCCGCTTTTTATAAGTTTATTTACTTTTTTTGTTCCTTTCTTTTCGTTCATCATCATAAAATGGGTTACAACTTTCCCATTTTTATCCATAACTACAGCGTCCATAAATCTTTTATCAGGCATCTGTTTCATCAAATTAAATGTATTAGCTCGACCTTTTATGTCCTCTGATAAAATATTAGGATTTTGAATAACCTTATCTATGTTCTGCAATTCCTCTAATGATATTTGACCCCTATGTTTTGTCAAGATGTAAGATAACATGTGATTTGGTATTTGTACACTTGCTCCAGAATGTTCTCCCAAGACTGAGCTTTTAGGTAGGGTTCCTAGGTCATAGCTACGGCTAAACAGTTTTTGTAATTCACCTCTTAAAATATCAGGATTTCTTTCTATAGCTGAGTAAGCCTTTGTCAAATCGGATTTTAACTGAGAAACTGGCCTAGGTTTTCTTAGTTCGTTTAATTTATCCAATTCTTTCCTTGCCTTAACCTCTTTCTTAGCTTTAGTATAAGGGTCGTCATAGTATTTCTCTCTAGCATAATCACGGTGTAGGAAAGGGTGCTGTTTGAGATAGTCTCTCATGGCTCCCTGTTGGATCCTAACCTTGCTCTTATACTTGTCTATCAGCTCGCTGTCTCCTAGTTTTTCTGCAACGTGTAGAAATTCCTTTGACTGTCTGATAGACCTCTCTAGGGCCCTCTGCTTAGCCTGTGCGTTTGCATTTTCTATCGCTTGCTCTGGTGTCAAGTCTCTCAACTCGTCGGGTAAATCGGGCTTGTAGTTGGCTCCTGGAATGTATGGAGTCATCTCATGAGTACAGTTAATACCCTGACATCCCCAAGCGTAACCGTAGCCGTAGTCTGATAGCGCCAAAATACGCTCCCCAGCCTCTGTTCTAGCAACTCCAGTGGTTACTATCTGATGTTGCAAAGGAGCGCACATCTCTCTTGCTGTGGCTTTCTTGTGATAGTAAAAGGTATCTATCCCCAACTCCTCAGCTGGAGCCATTCTGACCTCACGATAGACACGCCAAGCCGTCGATTTGATGACTTGCCTAGCGTATGTGTCAGCTTTCCAGTGTTTGCCCTGGCTGTCAGTAAAGCCGTAAAAGCCTTTTTTAGCCCATTTCATGACAGTATCAGAGATAGCCTTGTCTGAGGTAGTGAGCCCTGTAACAACCTTGGCCACGCTCTCCTGGACTATGGACTGATATACCTTTCTGACGCTCATTGGTAGAGTGGTATTGATGAGATTGTCTATATCTCCCATAGCCTGATTGACATAAGCAGCTAGATTGGTCTGAATGATAGAGTTGCCAGCAAAACCACCGCCACCAGTCGCCTCTAAAAGCTGTTGTTTGGTGTCTTTATAGATTTTGTAGCCCTCATTTTGGATGACATGTCTAAGTTGCTCCTCAGCAATGCCTGAACGGTCAGAAATGAGCTTGACATTATCCTCATTGAGTAGGCCCATCTCATTCATTTTCTCAAGTTGCCAAATATAGGGGTTGTCATCAAGACTAGCAGAGCCACGCTCTTTGATACGATCTATAACCTGATCAAAAAGGTCAAGAGTTAGCTGATGATAGATGTCTGCAACGTTACTAGCGTCAAGCATTAGCTGCTCATCATTTAGCTTGATTGGTTTCTTCTTGTCATCAGCCATCTAATCACTCCCCGTAAACTTCTACATCATCAGGACTACGATCTCCACTTGCCTCATCAATAGCATTGCCGCTGATTTCAGCTTTGATTTTTCTAGCTTTTTCAGGCGTAACATTCAAAACTTTCTCAATGGCCATGACGTCTGTGGCAAAACCAGCATTTACAACCTTAACCCAGTAGTCCAGCTCAGCATTTCGGTCTGTAAAGACTCCGTCATCAAGGTTAATGCTGATTTTCTCCATGTCAGGGATGTTTCCCTTATAGAGTCCGTAGGCTTTGCCTAGCTCTAGCATTGAGATAATGAGCTCTTTCAAAGACTGCTCTACCAAGCTGACAATGCTGTTTCTCATCTGATAAGTGTCTGAGTTCTCGCTGACAACCTCAGTCGCTGTCTTCAAGCTCTTGCCGTCAAAGGTGAACGTGCCAGAAGATACTCCTATCTGCATTTCAAAGATTGCCAGGATCTTATTGATAGCCTTAATATAGTCATCCGAACGGATAGGCGTTGTAAGGTCTGTAATGCCTACGCCATTATCCATGTCCCCTGAGTCAATCTGTTCATAAACGTTACGCCCTGCCTCAAACTCACGCTTGACCACGACATTCTCGCCCTCTTGATCGTACTCAACTTTAATCATCTGACTAGGCACAGCTACTCTGCGCTGACCCATCTTAATCTCCCACATGAACTCATCATAGGTGGTATTAAGAAAGTCCATTGTAGTCTTAGCGTTATCAAAGATAGACAGCCCAAGAGCTGAGTTAATATCTTTGTTATTCATCCCTGGAGTTTTCAGATAAGTAAAGAGTGGACGACTCAAGCCGTTCAGGTCTACTACTTCCTCAAGATCCTCATAGAGGTCTGACAGAGGAACCCTAGAGCCTACCACGTTCTGATTATCAGACTTGTAGAGCTCGTTAGTAACCGTGTACTTGTCATCTTTGCCCCATTCATGCAACTCAATCAGCGTGTAAAACTTCTGCTTGTTACCCTCTGACTTGGTTGTCTTAGTGATGATAGCGGCGCTAGAGACATCCTGCGTGTTGCTTTGCAGAGGCAAAAAGACAGGTGCCTGAATGAAAGAGACTCTTACCTTGTCTCTGTCGACGTATGGCCTCATAGCCAAGCCACCAAGCGCTAACCCACTCTCCAGGTAGCGCTCAAAATTCTTGACAAACCTGTCATCTTGGAGCTGTTTCTGAATGAATTTATTAGCGTCCTTGTCGTCTAGCTTTATTTCAGCCTGCTCATTAAATACTAGGCTTGCAATCTTCTTGGCTGCTGTACGTCCAATAGGCAAATGGTTGAAAGCTCGTTTTTGAGGATTGCCGTTGCTGTCAGTGTACTCAATTTGTGGATAATGTCCTGCATAATACTTGAGATTTTCCCTAATGCGGTCATACTCTGTGGATGACACTGCTATTTTAGGGTGATCAGTGATATTTGTTAAGTTCTGTGTTGTCATCACATACTTGCTCCTTGTGAAAAAATTCTTGATAGTCTGTACTATTCCCATTATTAAGCTCCTTTAGGCTTTAAGTCTTAGCTCTCTAGCGTTATCCAGGACAAAATACTTGAACTCGTCCACCGTGTGGTCATCTTCTTTGATGACTTTGGGGTCATCAGTATTGAGTGACTTATCATCATAGCGGTACATCTTATGCTCCTCTACAAATACCCTGTTATTAGGGATGTCAAGGTAGTAGAAACGCCCCTCAGCTAGTAAGCTAATAACCATGTCTATCATGGTCTGGTTTTTCTTCTTAGCTACTGGGTGCCAGCGCTCGCCATAGTCTTTGAAATACTGGTTACGCAAAGCCCCCTCCGCACTATCAATAGTCATTTTTAATTTAGGTACTCTGTAGGTCTTCATGACCTTGTCTATAAAGTCATGGATCATAACAGAGAGCTCACTAGGTGCCTTTTTGATGGTCTTGCCAGCTGGGCTATAGTAGAACGTATCAAGCAAGATAACATTACCCTTAGCAGTGAGCCCATAAGCTCCACAGGCTGTCGCTGACTGTTGGTGCCCTGTATCTAGGGCAAATGATATACCTATCACTTTGTCATCATCAGGGAGGCTCTCTAGTGGTTTAAAATAGCTCATGTTATAAACATGATTACCTAAGCCGATTACCTCGCCTAGATACATCCAGCGATAGTAGTCAGGGTCCGTCTCTTTGTAGCGCTCTATCTTGTCTTTCATTTGCTTAGACAAAAAACCTAACTTGTCATCAAGGTAGGTGCTGTGATGTATCATGTAAGTAGGATCACTAGCTTTCTCAGCAACCCACTCATTTATCCAGTCGTAAGGATTGCGTGGAGGGTTGTATGTGAAATAGACCTTGACCTCTTTGCCGTTTGGCAGCTCTTGACGGATAAAAGTATCCTCAACTATGTCAATGTCCTCACGGCCTGCAAACTCAGCCAATTCCTCAAACCATACGGCCATTACATAGCCTTTGGCTATCTTTTGGGATTTGAGCTTCATAGGATCGTCTACACCGTAGAAATAAAAGGCTGTACCTGTCTTCTTGTGGGTGATTTGTAAGGGAGATTTCCCAAACTTGAACTGATTAGCTAGCCCCATCTCATAGATGGCCCATCTTATCTGCTCATACACTGACATTCTCAAGTACTTGCCTACTTTTCGGAGCACTACCACATTACCGTTGGGATCATTGATAAAGTCATTTACAAGGTCAATAGAGACCACTGATGACTTAGTAGAGGCACGGCCGCCCTTTAGCACTACATGACTCTTGGGCGTATAGAGGACTTCATCAAAAACTGGGTTAATCAACTTCGCTAGGTTCAGTATCGCCATTATACTCACTCCTATCAAATGTAAATCCAGTAATCACTGTGTCATCTTCATCACCAGAGCCTAGTTGAGCCTTGAGGTTATCAATCCTCAAGCGTTGCTCTTCTGTGACAAGAGGGGAGCGTGTGAGCTCGTCATAGGTTTTAATCATGCTCTTAAGCTCTGACTGAGCCCTTGCCATTGCAGCTAGGGCCTTGCCTTGCTTATCCCATGATGTATGAATTTCATAGCTTGCTCCACCTTTTGCCGTGGTAGCTATAAGTACGCTTGTAGTATCCTCGACATCCTGCACATACAGAATACGCTGAGCGTGCAAAAGATTAGCATAGGTCAGCGTGATATTTTCCCAAAGGATGTCTATAGGGGACATGGCCCTCACTTCATCCACAAGCTCAGAGATACCCTCAGGGAGGAACCGTCTTCTTAAGCCGTGAGTCACAGCGTTTGAGTTCCCTTTAGGAGCTCCATGGCCTACTGCGTTCTTATTCCCAATAGGTGCACCTCTTGACTTTTTGGGTGCACCCTTTTTGCCACGGCTCCATCCGTGTCTACGTTGCCACGATTTGACAGTATTGATTGAGACATTATGCTTAGCTGCAATGTCTTTATACTTCATACCTGCCTCATAGTCTTTTCTTGCTAGTTCACTATTAGCCATGCCCTCCTCCCTGCTTTGTTTAATTGGTGAAAATAAAAAAGCCACTCAAAGAGTGACTTAGTGCAAGTAGACTACAGACTTGCGGTGTTAATCAGAAATTACTTTTTTCTTTTTTTATTTTTGTGTAGTCTTTTTTGCGATATTAAAACATCCTACTCTATCGCCACTGGTAACCCAAGCCAGCAGTTTTTCAGAAGCTTTTCTAGGCCGTTGCCTAAGGTGCCTTTGCTTTAATTCTTGATACTACCATTCTAACAGATTATCGTTACAGTGCACATCAAGATTGTCTAACTTTACGCAACGTTTTTTAGAACGTTCCAAATTATTCCAAATGTTCTAAAATTGTGCTAAGTTCTTCAATAGCCATCTTACGCATGTTATAGTACGAACTCTTGCTGATGGCTAGTTTGTCACAGATATCATCTACATACAACTTAGTAATGTAAGTCATTCTAAGGACAGACCTGCTTTTTGGATTTTTAAGCTTGTTGATCATTCTACCTAATTCAAGCTTTCTGTTGATAACCTCTTTAGTATCCTGTTCTATAGCCTCTTTCATCACGACAAGCTGAGTATAGACGTCATCAACTTTTCTAGCTTGACCACCTTGGACTTTGACGTCAGTCCATTTGGGGCTTGAGAGCAAACCTGCCTCAAGCTCGTTAATTTCGTCTATACGGCTTTGGATGTCCATGTCCAGATCCTGCAACTCTTTCAAGAGCTCTTTAGCCTTATTCACTCTCTGTCTCCTTTGTGATATAATAATAGTGTTTGAGATTATAGCTGAGACAGAGAGTGTCTTGGCTTTTTTGTTTTAGTATCTATTGAGTATTCTCATCGTCTCCTCATAACTCAAATTTATCCTGGCTCTTTGTTCCTCGTATCCAAGAATTTTAGGAATTCTGAAATAAATAACAGTAGTGCCATCATGATTTTTAACAACTGTGTAGATGTGCTTGAGTAAATCTTTTCTGATCGCAATGTTTGAAAATCCTACAAGATCCAACTTATCTTCTTTAGTTGCTTTCTTTGCTTTTATAGCTCCTGAATACGGATATTTTTTAGGTCTCATAACCTCACCTCTGCTCCAATTTTCAAAAATTCGTAGTTGTCTTGCGATACTACGAAAATGCCGTAGTTCTGTATCGTGATCGTGTAGAGTTCGCCAATCTTCTCCTTGTGGACAACTCTACCTTTAATTTCTGCGCCTTGATTATCAGCTTTATAAACGATAATTGGGCGCTTTTCTTCTAATTTTTTAATATGGATACTCTGCCAGACATTCAATCCAGCAGACAATACAATCCATAACACTATAAATCGTTTCATGTTTACTCCCTATATTTTAGATTTTAGATTTCCTTTTGCCGATTAGTTCAACTAAACTTCCTACAAGGAATACCAACCCTCCAAAAAGGAAAGAATGTACTAACAAAACTGGTATTAAATAAGGTTTGATTGGAAAAATTGAAAATACCCATGTAAAATACCATTCAATAAGCCCACAAACAGCAAGGAAAATGACTGCAACTGTTGATAACATCAATGTTACCCCTCCGATAGTTTTTAAAAACTCACTCATCACTCCACCACCTCCTTTAAATAATTTTCCCGTCGAAAATTAGGGTAATTGTCCCTGTTCCGTTCTTATTGTCAGATACCAGGGACCGACAATCGCCGCTTAACTCGACGCCCTCGATCGTGATACTGCGTTGAGACTTGTTGACATGGATGATTGTGTCATTTGATGTCTTAATTCTCATATCAGCCCCAATTTTTTATTATCTAGCATGTAACCCTCAATAGTAATTTCTTCCATGCGTTCCTGGTTGAAATGTTTCATTATTTCAACTTGTGTGGTAAGAGAGGTGATAATAAATCCTTTTCCTTGCCTATTCTTGACCGTTGTTATAGATACCTGCTCTTTTCCTTTCTGCCATTTCAGGCTTTCGTCGTAAGCCTTAGAAAAGGCCCTAGTATACATCTTTTTACGTTTCCGCTTGTTCATCTGCTGCCTCCTGTGTTCTAGCTATACCAGCAATGCTGTCTTTATAAAAAGTAGCTTTTTTTCTTTCTTGGGATGAGACCCCAAAATAAGAAAAGCAAATGTTTTCAGCGTCTGGTTTATAATCTTTAACATCTTTAAAATATGCTGTGTTACCATTCTTAAAATAAATTACAACATTCATCTTAACTTCCTCATTTCTTCAAATAGTCAGGGATTTTCATAACCTCCACCTCTACCTCTATCCTTGGATTTAGGCTGTAGAACTTGCCTACATCATGTAGAGCTATCTGACCGTCGTCCTGGAAGACGATCCCTGACATACTGTCATATAGCGCTTTTTCGTAGTTGTCAATGTCAGGCTTTTTGCCTACTGGTATGATTTCATCTAGGAGGGCCTGCTGGTTCTTCTTGACCTTGGAAATGTACTGAGGAGGTTTGATATAAAATCTAACCTTTGCCCTCAGTGCCCCCTCAAGAATGGGCTGACCCATGTACTGATTAGCAATCAGCAACTGGCAGTTATTGCGCCAGGATTTCATATCCTTGTCCTCGTAAGTAGTGGTAAAATTCCCACGCCTCGCAAACCGTGGCCGTGATTGGGGCTTAGGCTCAATGTTCAGGGTTAATTTCATCCTAACTAAGCTCCCCTCTCAAACCACAGAGATCAAAAAGATTTTGTTTGTTAGCCTCGATATATTCAAAGAATATTTGTAACTCAGCTAATTTTCTTTTTTCTTTCTTCACTCCTAAACTCGTATGGTATTCTATGTCATCCTCAGGTTTTGCCTTAATGTCTAGCCAGTATAGAGGTTCAAAAACGTCCCCATTTTCATCTAAAGACGGCTCTGCGTCCTGGTTCCTAAAAACCATCTTCATATCATAGCCAATCATGTTCTCAATTTTGATTTCTTTATTTTCAATCTCGATTACGATTGATGTTTTTGGGACATTGATTTTAGTTATCATGTTGTTTCTCCTGTAAAAATTCATTGTAAACCTTAGTAAAAATCTCTATTACTAGGTTTTGTGGAATGTTTGACCGTTCGTTGTATGACTTAGAGAATTTTCCCCACTCTATTTCTTGCTTGATAATGTCATTTTTAAGACCTAAATCAAGATTACTAGCAAATTTTGTAGGTTTTTGTAAAGGGTAGTCATAATTGTTGTAGCGTGTGAGATTGAGATGTGGGAGCTTGAAATCCATGACATCCTCAATATATTTCCACAAGCGCCCACTTGCTGGGTTCTCTATGATGAAATATTTAGGGTTATACCGCTTGATGATCTCAATGGTATTGAAAGCGCAAAGCTCCCCATTGACCCTTTTCATAAATTGACGGTCATACTGATAATTTATATAGACTTTCTCGTAGTCAGAGGCGTTTCTAATGGTAAACATGCTAGGCTCCCTTTGTGGAGCAAAGAGGCTATCTGAGAGGTCTTCTTGTTTCCAGCAAGCGTTACCCTCGCACATAGCACTAGCATTACTCCAGCTTTCACATGGTGGGCTAGCTATTATCAAATCAGGCTTTGGCAACTTGTCAAGCGTATCAAAGAGCGTGTTGTCTCCAAATAATCGCCCATAGTCAGCAAGGTTCAAATTTATAAAATGATCGTTCTTGTTTTCTATGTCTATTCCGATTGGATAGATGTCAATGTTAGCCCCCCCCCGAACTATTCAGGGCTTTCACGCCTTTTGTATAGCTGCCGTTTCCACTGTCAAACAATGCCCAAACGGTCATTTTAATTGTCAACACTTTCCTCCTCAAACTTTACAAACGTTAGCCAGTGCGTGGTGCCTCTTTGTTGACCAAACAAGGGCTTGAATGGTATCACCTCTAGTAACTTCTTTACATTTATCTGACAATCAGACCATTTAAAAACTAGTGTGCCTCCAACTTTTAGAACTCTCATACATTCTTCAAAACCTTTGGCCAAATCTTCCGACCAGGTAACTTTATCCAGTTGTCCATACTGGGCTTTCATGATTGAATTTTTTCCTGCCCATTTTAAATGAGGAGGGTCGAAAACAACCAAATTAAAAGTATTATTTTCAAATGGCATGTCACGGAAATCACCGATAACATCAGGGTCTACATTGACCTTTTTTCCGTGTATATCAAACTTTTCTTGTCTGATGTCCATAAAAGTTGTATGACTCTCGTTTTTATCAAACCAAAACATACGACTTCCACAGCAAGCGTCAAGTATTTTAATATCTGACATCGATACCTCCTAAAACGGTAAACCGTCATCTGGGAGGTCAAATGGGTTAGGATCGGCAAAAGGTGAGCTATTTCCATTTTGGAAACTGTTGCCTTGCCCTTGTCCGTGCTGACTGTTACGACTCTCTAGTAGAGCTACGCTCTCAGCTACTACCTCGGTCACATATCGACGCTGACCGTCTTTTTCGTAACTTCTGACTTGTATGCGCCCAATGATCCCGATAAGTGAGCCCTTGCTGCAATACTGAGCAATGATGTCAGCTGTGCCTCTCCACGCTTGAAAATTGATAAAATCAGCCTCACGGTCTCCATTTTCATTCTTGAAATTGCGATTGACCGCAAGCGTGCCCTGCAAGCTAGATACGTTGTTAGGCGTTTTGCGTAGATCAGGAGGCGCTACAAGCCTCCCAACCAGTGTAACGTTGTTAATCATCTGACTTGTCCCTCTAGCGCTACGCTCTCCCAAGAGATAGCCTAAAAACATCCATAGGATAGCCATTCCAATCTCTTTGATAAAATCATTCATTTTCTTTCCTCCCTGGATTGTGCCACCATTTCAGCAGTTCATCCTGATTAGTTTTGATATATCGTTCAAATTCCTCAAATTGTAGGATAGCCCATCTTAATCTGTGCATATCCTCTCCAGCTTTTGAGCAAAAGCCACAGATTTTGAATACTGGCTCAAGATTATTGATAATTTCCAAGACTTGGCCGTCAAGGTTCCATACATCATCCTGTTCTATCTTGAAATCTAAAATAAACTCATCCCCCAGGTTGTGGATAACTTGCAATCTCTTGCCGTCTGAGTAGATGGCTACATTGTCAGATACTTTTCTGATTTCCATACTTATCTCCCCATAGACTCTGGAGATACATCCCAAGATTTTTCTATCTCCAGTTTTCTTTTTTCGCAATACAAAGTCACTAATAGGTTTTCTATTTTCCCTATCAACTCATCAGGTACTCCGTACTCAGCCAATTCTTCTGAAATTTTTTCAACTTCTGTCATATCTACCACCCACATTGCTCATTGAGCTCAGCCTGAGTCAGTGGCTCAATACGTTGATAACCGCTGACTTGATAGTTTTCCTTAAATTTAAACCCTGCTTGTTCAAGAGTAGCCTTGAAACGGTCTTTTTCTGCTGTGTCTACAAAATACACCTCCAAAGTCATTTTTTGAGTATATCGTTTTAGGTCGTTTTTAGCCCCTCTAAGAGCGTCCTGCTCATTTTGGGGGATTTGCCCACCGTCCAAGATTCCGCCAGTCTCTGGGTCAAAATTTGGGGTCTCCGTTGATTTTGGAGCAAGCTCCTGCTGTTTGGCTTGTTGGGCTGCTAAAAGTTCCTGACTTTCTCGCTCTGCTCGTTCTTGAGCTTGTCTGAGTTCTTCCTTTTGCTTTTCAAATTCATAGTCAGCTTTGATTTGCTCAAAGACCTCAGCAAGGGTCAAGTCTTTCAGCTGTCTAATGTAAGGTGAGTCAGTCATGCCATACTCAGCACATAACCCTGAAATAGCTGACTTAGCCTTTTCAAATTCTTGTTGTTTCTGAAATTCAAATGTGACCATGTCATCAAGGCTTTTCATTGTGGCTTTTTTAAGCGTCACGCCGTCTGTCATAAAATCACTAGCCTTGACATAATCAAGGGCCTTTTCATCAAAGAGACGAGGGTCCAGCATGTACTCAGCAGATTTGTTGGCTATGTAACTCTTAACCGTATCTATTTTTAGTTGTCTTTGATGTTCTTCAATCTCCTTGATACCTTTATCAAATTCACTAACTACGGCTGCAAATGGTTCAATAATTGACTTAGCATAACTATCCCATGTGTTAGCCGTCTCTGATAGCAAGTTTTTAGTGTCGATACGGATACGATTTTTAGACTCAATTAGCTTATTAAATTCAGCTCGCTTTGCCTTGTCGTCTTTGAGAGTGCTAGCTGTAGGAATATAGTCCTTGTACTTTTCAGTAGCCTCTATGAGGTCTTTTTCAAAAGACTCTCTAGTAAGCTCATCCGTTGTAATCATTTCATAAATTTTATTGATTTTCTTATCATCAATAACTTGTAATTCTTGCATGTTGTCCTCCTAGTATTCCAGTTCACCGTCTAGTAGTTCGCCCTGGATCGGCTCCTCAGCTTGAGCAGGTTCAGGATCTGCATGATTTTCCTCTTGCCCTTTGTTGAATTGCTCAATTTCAGCCATCTTGCGTGCTACGACATCCTCACGGCTCTCTTGAGGTGTGACGTCTTTAGGTTCTCGTAATTCGTCTGCCTCATAAAGTCCTCCTAGTTCGTTAGGAAAAGCATTTCTTAATGCTGTCACCATTGCTACCTTATGTATCATGACAGCTGGCTTTTCGTCCCATGTGTTAGGTTTGTTCTCTTTTCCATATTGGTTGACTTTCCCCTCTTTTCTGATTTTTGAATTATCGTACTCAGTGAAAGTTACCTCTGCTTTTGTTGGATGTGTACGATCTTTCCTATACACCACTGCCCAAGCTCCCAGGATTTCGGCGCCTCGTGGCAAAAATGCACCCTCTGACCGTTGGATTTCTCCATCTTTCTCATAGATAATACCTGAGTCCATCCCGTCAAATTGGGGGTGGGCGTCAGCTTTTTTCTGAAATGCCTTTTGAGCAACAACTATCTGGGCTGGTTGATTTCCATATTTGATGAAATAAATCTCTCTTGTGAAAGGATTTAGATTTTGTACTCTTGCTTGAGCAATGAAATAAGCAAGTTCCTCATCACTAGCTTTACCTTGCGGGTCAAGATATTTCCTAACAATCCCACTTGTCAAAGTCTGTGGATCTTCTAAAAAGTTTTTCTCTGCGGTTTGAATATCATTTGTCATCTTCTTCTACCTCTGTTATGTTTTAAGTTCCAATTTTCACGCTTTAAGCGGTTGTTTTCGTTCATAAGTGAGACTATTCTGTCCTGTTGTTCGTTGATAATAGTGCCCAACTCATAACAAGTGTTTAACTGCCTCTTTCTCCAGTGGACATTGTCCTCATAGTGTTCTCTATTCATAGGCTAACAATCTCCTACATAGATCCATTGACCAGCACTAAATACATAATCAGCTGGGTCATGTTCTTCCCTTGGTTCAGGAGGCTGCAAGTAGTCACGGTCATAGTCAAAGGTGCCAAATAGTCCTCTGTCCATGTGCTACCTCCTACCCTGCCATGTCTTGATAGACATCAATCAGGCGCTGTTGCATTGCGACTGTGTCAGCGTACTGTCTGCGACTACGTCCAAGCTCCATGTTTTCCTCAGAGAGCTCTTTTAGTAGGTCGTTTTGTTGTTTGATGATGGCCTTAAGTTGTTTGTTTTCGGTTTGGAGGGTTCTAACATCAATTAGATTGCTGTTTGATTTTGATTGGCCATCACCCCAAAGGTCATCTAGTCCAAAAAATTCTTTCAACTTGTCTAACATTATTCTTCCTCCTTATCATCTTCTGTCAAGTTTTTCTCAATAGCCTCTTGAGGGCTCATTCCATCCAATACATCCTTGATGATATGTGAGACATCATGGATAGCCTTTAGTGAGCTTTCTAGTTCATCATCTACCCCTAAGATATTCAAAATAAACAATCCACCCAAGGATAATTTATGTAATTCCTTTTGTAGCTGTTCAATACGTTCAATTTTTTCTTGTTGTGCTTTGATAATTTGGTCTTTGTCAATCATGATTTTTCTCCTGTGGATAACTCAGTTATCCCTTTCTTTTATTTAGATTAGTAGTAGTTTGTTGTAAAGTTAGTAGTTATTACTAAGTTAGTGCCGTTAGGCTTAGATTGTTGTATAGTTAGTACTTGTTGTATAGTTAGTATTTATTAGAGGGCAATTTTACACATGGCAATTTTACACATGGCAATTTTACACATGGCAATTTTACACATGGCAATATTTTCCAACTGTATTTTTAAACTCCGTCATCTGTGGATAACTCTTTCTCAAGATTAGTTTTCAGATACTCAAAGTAATCATCTGAAATAGGCATGTCTGAAAAAAATCTATGTACTGTGACGCCTTTGCCTCTGCCTAGCCCTAAGCGGTATACTCTGAGATAGCCTGCTTTCTCTAAAAGCTTAAAGTGCTCATCTACGGTGCGCCTACTTATTCCTAGACGTCGTGCAATCTCGTCAGGATACACAACCCAATCAGACTTATTAGTCAGTATGACTGCCAAAATCCCTATTGTGGCTGGTTTCAGTTGCTTATCTTGAGTGAAAGTGTTATTGATAGATGTGTAATTTTCGTGAGTATTTCTTAGAATATACTGCATACCTCATATTTAAGCCCCTTTCTGTAACTCTCGCTTGTGCATTCCTAAAATGATGTCATAGTACGAATGACCAGCAGGGATGACATATCCTGTCAGATCGTCAACTTGAGAGCCGTCTGCCATGATGTTTACAATCCGTGGCTCCCATTCCTTTTTTACTGTTTTCATGATATAATTACCTCGTAAAGTATTTTGCTTAGTCCCTCAATGGAATTGCCGTTCCAGAGGGGCTTTTTATTTCTATCCTGTTAAGTATTCCTGATCAAGGAACTTGTTGATGAAGTACTGTTGGCCCTTACCAGTGACAAGTGGCGTCTTGCTAACTGTGATGTGGCCGTCAGCGTGTGTGATACTGGTTTCTTTGACTCTGATGAGTCCCATTTCTACGCTCTTTTGTGTAGGCATGTTCCAGTCACGCCCATTGCGCTTGATGAGATAACCGTGAGCTCTGAGCCAATTAAACAAGCGATTAGCTCCCATGTCTACCCCATTCTGCTTGAGTAGCTTAGCAAGCTCTCCAACTAGAATAGATGTGTGACTTGCACTGACTGCCTCAGCAAATAGTACTTTAGGACGATCAGCCTCAATCTGAGCCTCCAGCTTGTGGACTTTCTGATCAGCCATGAGCAATGCTCTTGCCATGATTTTCTCAGGGCTATTAAAGTCTTTCTCTACTTGTATAAAGTATTGTCGGACTTGCTTGCCTCGTTCCGTTCGCTGTATCATGGCAATTTCTTTGGCCATGTCTAGCTTGATGATGTGGTCAACTTTATTGTGACCACCTCGCCCTGTTTGCTGCTCATTTTTGAGAAGCAAAAAATCTTGATTTTCTGCAAAGCCATAGTCAATCATTCGATTGAACCAGTCGGCATATTTTGTTTTGACATCTAAAGCCTCATGTAGTTGTCTTCCTGACACTATTGGCTCCTGGTTGTCATTCAGGGTTACGTTGATGAGTTCATTCATGTGATCTCCTTTCTATGCTATTTGTTCATGAACATGAACTTTAGGTGTAAAAAAATATTCATGTAATTGATTTACATCAATATCTAACAACTCTGAGGCTTTTGCCATCTCAAAATCTTTCCAAGGAACTCTATTATTCATCTTTAAAGAGATTGAGCGCTCTGAGAGCCCCATTGCTTGAGCAAAGTTGTATTGAGTGCCATACTTTTCAACAATCTTTCCTGCAAGTTTTGAATAATCGTTACTCATTAGCTTACTCCTTTCTTGTTCATTTTTCATGAACTATTTTACAAAAAATATTCTATCATGTTGAATGAACCTAGTCAAGCAAAAAATTCATTTTTTATGAACTTTCTCTTGAATTTTTGTTCAAGATGGTTTATAATAGGCTTATAAACAGGAAAAAGGAGGAGGTTTCATGAGGAGTAGCAACCCATCCGAGCGACTAAAACAGCTCATGTCTGAAAGAAATTTAAAACAAGTTGAAATACTTGAAAAATCATTACCTTATCAAAAAGAATTAGGAATAAAGATGGGGAAAAGCACCCTTTCTCAGTATGTCAATGGCGTACAGTCTCCTGATCAACACAGAATTTACCTGCTTTCTAAAACACTTGAAGTAAGTGAACCTTGGCTTATGGGTTATGATGTTGAGAAAAAACGTGTACCAGATAATGAACGTAACTCAACATCAAATGAACAACCTGAAATCTTGCCTATCTACAATAAGTTAGAGAAACCTAGACAAGAAAAAGTCCTTAGCTATGCTAAAGACCAACTTGAGGAGCAAGAAAGCTCTAATATTATTTCTATTTTTAACAAGTCTCAAGATGACGAGGACTACATTACTGATTATGTAGAGGGTTTGGTAGCTGCTGGACATGGTACTTTCCAAGAGGACAATCTCCACATGGAGGTAAGACTGAGAGCCAAAGATGTCCCTAACGAATATGACACTATTGCAAAAGTAGCTGGAGACTCAATGGAGCCTTTGATAGAAGATAACGATCTATTGTTTATCAAGGTCACAAGTCAAGTAGACGTTAATGATATTGGTATCTTCCAGGTAAATGGGAAAAACTTTGTTAAAAAACTTAAAAGAGATTATGATGGTTCATGGTACTTGCAAAGTCTAAATAATAGCTATGAAGAAATCCATCTAACAGAAAATGACGACATCCGTACAATCGGAGAGGTCGTAGATATTTATAAGGTTTAAAAAATTTAGCATAATTAAGAAAGGAATATAAAATAATGGCTAAATATGTAAAACGTTGTCCAAAATGTGGCAGTGATCAAATTGAATACATGATGCAAGAGCGCAAGAGCTTCAACGGTTGTGTAGGATGTATTGGGTGGCTTATCGCTTGGCCATTCGTTCTACTTGGATTTGTGGGTAAAAAAGGGAAACACAACTGGCACTGTCGCAACTGTGGATGTGTATTTAAGTCTAAAAAATAAAAAAAGCCCCACGCTCAGAAGTTTGGCGACCGAGAGCGTGAGGCTAGTAGCAAGAAAAACTTTTCAGAAGATAGTATCTTTTGAGAGGTTTTCTTGTACCCATTTTATCATTTTTTAGGAAATTTTGAAAGAGGTACTACAATGAAAACAACAAATAAAGTAGCTATATACGTCAGGGTGTCTACTACCTCACAAGTTGAGGAGGGGTACTCTATCGATGAGCAAAAAGCTAAGCTCTCTAGCTACTGCGATATTAAAGACTGGAATATATACAAGATATATACTGATGGTGGGTTTTCTGGGGCAAATACTGACAGACCAGCACTAGAGGGACTTATCAAAGACGCTAAAAGGAAAAAATTTGATACAGTGCTAGTCTATAAGCTGGACCGTCTTAGCCGTAGCCAGAAAGACACGCTTTACCTTATTGAGGATATTTTCATAAAGAATAATATAGCGTTTTTGAGCCTACAGGAGAACTTTGACACCTCTACTCCTTTTGGAAAGGCTATGATTGGGCTCTTGAGCGTCTTTGCTCAGCTAGAAAGGGAGCAAATCAAGGAACGTATGCAACTTGGTAAGATAGGACGTGCCAAGGCTGGAAAATCCATGATGTGGGCTAGGACATCTTATGGATACGACTACCACAGAGACACAGGAACCATTACTGTCAATCCAGCTCAGGCCCTGGCTGTTAAGTTTATCTTTGACAGTTATCTGAGAGGGAGATCCATTACTAAACTGAGGGATGATCTAAATGAGAACTATCCAAAACATGTGCCTTGGAGCTATCGGGCGGTCAGAGCCATACTAGATAACCCTGTCTACTGCGGTTTCAATCAGTTCAAGGGAGAAGTTTATCCAGGTAATCATGAACCAATAATTACAGAGGAAGTTTATAACAAGACAAAGGCAGAGCTAAAAATCAGACAAAGAACAGCAGCAGAGAATGTCAATCCTAGACCATTCCAAGCAAAATATATACTATCAGGCATTGCCCAATGTGGCTACTGCCTCGCTCCGTTAAAGATCATAATGGGAGGTAAAAGAAAAGACGGCACGAGACTCACTCGCTATGAATGTCATCAAAGGCACCCAAGAACAGTAAGAGGAATTACTACGTACAATGATAACAAGAAATGTGACTCAGGAGCCTATATGAAAGACGATCTTGAGGCTTATGTGCTGACAGAAATCAGCAAGCTACAAGATGACGCTGGTTATCTGGACAAAATATTTTCAGAGGACAGCGCTGAGACTATAGACCGTGAGAGCTACAAGAAACAAATAGAGGAGCTATCAAAGAAACTGAGCAGACTTAACGATCTATACATAGATGACCGCATTACTCTTGAGGAGTTACAGAACAAGTCAGCCGAATTTATAAGCATGAGGGCGACTCTTGAGACTGAACTTGAAAACGATCCAGCTCTTGGAAAAGACAAAAGAAAGGCTAATATGAGGGAGCTGCTAAACGCTGAGAAAGTCTTTTCAATGGACTACGAAAGCCAAAAGGTGCTTGTTAGAGGGCTTATAAACAAGGTCAGGGTAACAGCTGAGGACATTATTATCAAGTGGAAAATATAAATAATTTTAGTAACCTACATTTCTACCAAAGTGAAAGCTTTAACCTTGGCTTTTTTTAAATTTGTCATGAGTTTTTTCATT